AGAAGCTGGGTGGACACTTGAAGCTGCTTTGCAAGAGGTTGTAATTCGCAACTGGCAATCGTTTAAAGCTGAATGGGTTGCTGTTAAACCACAAATGCAAAACAAGTGGGATGTGGCTGGAATTACTACTCCTCCACCGCCAAACCAAGACGCTGCTTTGCGAAAGATTGAGGAAGACAGCAAACGTGCTGCCAAACCATCGTTGGAAGTGCTGGCAAAAATGGCTGAATTACGAAAGAAGGTGGTATGAATGAGTTGGCTTTATTCGCAGGCGCTGGTGGAGGAATACTTGGGGGAAAACTTCTCGGATGGCGAACAGTCTGCGCCGTTGAATGGGAGCCCTATCCAGCAAGCGTATTGTGCGCCCGACAAAATGACGGTCTTCTCCCGCCTTTCCCAGTCTGGGATGACGTACAAACCTTTGACGGAAAGCCGTGGAGAGGAATTGTTGACGTTGTATCTGGAGGATTTCCTTGTCAGGACTTGTCAGCAGCGGGGGCAAGAGCAGGACTTGACGGAGCAAGATCAGGATTGTGGCGAGAGATGGCGCGGGTGGTTAGCGAAGTACGACCAAGATACGTCTTCGTGGAAAACAGCCCAATGCTCGTTAATAACGGACTCGGCAGAGTGCTTGGAGACTTATCCGACATCGGGTATGACGCGAGATGGACTGTTATGGGAGCAAACGAGGTCGGTGGGCAACACAACCGAGACAGAGTTTGGATTGTTGCCCACGCCAACAGCAAGGGACTTCAATGGACACACGATAACCAAAAAAAGACCAAAAGGCTTCAACAAAGTGTTGCCCAACATTTTCAAGCTGGAATTCCAATTACAAGGCCAATGTTATCCACATCCTACTTTCAGCGAAGGGCTGATGCAATGGCCTGTTGGATGGACAGACTTAAAGCCGTTGGAAACGGACAAGTTCCAAGAGTGGCAACTTCTGCATGGGAAGTCTTAAATAAATGAATTACTACGAAGCGCACAAAATACTTGACCAAGTTCGTGATAATGTGTCTTATAATATAGACACGATTAACAAGGCTTTGGAATTAACAGGTGACTTGGACATTGGAGAATGTGAGGGAGAAGCAAATCCAGCATCTCACAAATATGGCTCGCAAGCCTGGCTGGAGAGCTTATGCCAAGGCAAGGTCAGAGGAACTTGAAAAAGAAGACTTGTTTAAAGGTATCACCGAGGAAGTGCGAAACCGCTTGAAGGAGCAGTCATGAACACGAAACTTATTGCAGCGTTATCTGAACTTGATTACGAAGAATCACCCGAGGAACTTCAGCGCGTCATTGATGTGCTGGATGCAACCCGCAAGGCGTGGCTAAACATGACGCAGGCCGACTACGACAAACTGGTTTGGCAGGATGAACGTCAGGCTATCCAGCGCGTTGAATTTGAAATGAATGGGGTGGATGAATGACACAAGATGAAATCATTGAGATGGCTAAAAAGGCTGGAATTAACGCAGTAAACGATACTTTATGTAGATTTGGTGGGTGGGTTGAGCCACTTGAAGCCTTTGCCAAACTGGTAGCAGCTAAAGAGCGTGAGGCGTGTGCACAGGTGTGCCATGAGGTTTACGCCAAATGGGTTTGCGAAAGCGATGAGGATGTTAATTACCCTGACCCTAACGACTGCATTAGAGCAATCCGAGCAAGAGGTGAAGCATGAAAGTTCTGAAACAAAAGATCAACCAGCGTGGTAAGCACGAGGTCACGGTCGAACTTGACAACGACGAGAAACTCATATCGTTCAACGATGAATGCTTCTACCGCCTCGGTGGTCAAGTGGGTGATGTGGTGCAAGGTCATGTCATCACTGAATGCGAAGGTGTGTACTGGTGTTCGATTAGACAGGAGTGGCAAGCATGACGCTGCCGTTTGACATTTGCCGCTGTAACGGGTGGCGTGATGAAACAAATAAGCTGGTAACGCCTTGTGCAATTTGCCGCAGAGTTTTAGAACAACAACCAAGTGGTGAGAGAACGCCTTGGTTTACGACTGCGCCGCCATTGAACAAGGGTGATTGTCAATACGTCATACACATACATTGAATGTATTGATTTGTATAGATATAGGAGAACAGAATGAATTGGCCTTTCCCAACATGTCCACCCACACCGTGGACAAAAGCACAAGAGCAAGCATATCAACAAGCGCAACGCGCACAACTGCCAGAGGCTCCGCTATGAAAAGTTTAGAAGACCACAACAATGAAGCATACAAACGCTATACAGCATCAGCGACTTACAACATAAAAGCTGGTGTTGCTTGTCCAAAATGTCAAACCGAAATGGAATTGGTTGGTGACCCAAACATGGTTTTGGCTTGCTGGCCTCCTAAAAGATCAGTCAAATGTCCAAGCTGCGGTCACTATGACTACAAGGTGAGTTGATATGAGTAAAGAAGCAATGAAGCTGGCGCTTGAATTGGCGCAAGAAGGCGTGGAAATCCACTCTCCCAATTCACCTGAGTACAAAGTTTGTTCAGCATTGATAGAAGCACTAGCCAACCATTGCGAGGACAACCTCGATATGGTCAAGCAAGAGCGCCCTGACGGTGGTATTGGAGGCTGTGCCACTTGTGGAGCCGCTTATGCTGATCAGATCATCAAGCAAGAGCAAGGTGAGCCTGTGTATCACTTGAGGAGCTACGGCGATGTGACTAAAGATGAACTTGTGCGATACATAGCAACTGGCGATATAAATGCCACACCACAACCAGCACAGAAGCAAGGTGAGCCTGTGGGTGTTACGTACAAAGAAGTTGCAGATGCTATGAACTCTTTAATGATGGGTGATTCAACTCAATTACAAATTGCTGAAAATCTTGGCAACAAAAAGCTCTACACCACACCACAACAACACACGCCGCTGACGGATGAGCAAAGGTTTGATTTGCTTACACAGTTTGAGCCTCACAAAAATAAATGGGAAGCCCCTGCAATTTTGATTGATATGGTCGAAGCCGCCCACGGCATTAAGGAGTAAGACATGGCATTTTCACCTTTACCAAATAGCTTAGAAGAAGCTTTAAAAGAGATAAAAATGTGGCGAGAAAAATATACTCAACAACGCACATGGGTTGGGCTGACGGAACTAGATATGGCTGAGTTTGTTAAAACAATGGAGCGCGGTAACTTTTTGGTGGCGATATACGACATAGAGAAAAAACTCAAGGATAAAAACAATGATTGAAAACATTAGCATGATCGTGCTTTTAATTGGCATTGGCATTGTTATAACAGTCGGTGCATTAGTGTGCGTTTTAATGATGAGCTACAAAGAATGAGATATGCCGCCCGTGTGGATGCTAATCAAGAACAAATCGTAAGTGCATTACGAGCTGCTGGCGCTTACGTTTGGATTATTGGCTTGCCTGTTGACCTTTTGGTGGGTTACAAGGGGCACACATTCTTGGTTGAGGTTAAAACAGACTCCAAAAAGCGTTTAACGAAGCTACAAGCAGACTTTTTTGAGAATTGGGCTGGTAGTACGCTGGCAAGGATTGACGGCCCTGAAGCCGCTTTAAGAATGATTGGCGTATGCGCTACAACCTAGATGACCAGGCTCAAGCCGCGAGCCTGATGAAAAATATTTGGCCTAAAGTTAAAGACGAATTGGCGGCAGGCAAGAAGCTGACGCTAGAAATCAAAGACGCAGGTCGTAGCAACGAACAAAACGAGAAATATCACGCCATCATTGGTGATATTGCCAAACAAGCGCAGCACATGGGTGCTAAGTGGTCAGCAGAGGATTGGAAGCGGCTACTGGTGCAAGAATTTTGTAGGCAAACTGGTTTGGAAAGTGGTCAGATCATTCCAAACCTTGCAGGCGATGGCATAGTCCAGCTTGGGCGGCAGACCCGCAAATTCACAAAAGAACAGGCCAGCGAATTTGTGGCATTTTTAATCTGCTGGTGCGACCAGAACGGGATAGAGCTAAATGATGATTCCAAAGTTTAATTACTTCCGCAGCACCAAGCATCTAAAAAACGTGGCTAACTTGCCATGCCAAAATTGCTATATTGAAGACCAAACCCAAGCCGCGCACAGTAATTGGGCTGAACACGGCAAGGGTCGTGGAATCAAGGCAAGTGACGAATTTACGGCTGCGCTGTGCCAGACCTGCCACCAAGAAATAGACCAAGGCGCAAAACTCAGTAAAGAGCAGCGCCGAATGTTGTGGGACTTGGCTTATTACCGCACAGTAAGCCGTTTAAAGAGCCAAGGCGTTTGGCCTGATCATTTGCCGTGAGCTTTGGCCGCTGGCATTTTTTCGTGCTTTTTAAGTTCTTTTTCAACCGCAGCAATACGCTTCATTTCTGATTTGTGTTGTTTTTCTGGTTCATAGTGACCAGATGGGGTTTTTTTGGATTTCATGTCAGCAGAGATTTTGAAATTTGTAGGCATAATATTTCCTGTTAAAATAACATTGACATTGTGCCACCAACGGCATAAAGTCACCAAACAACGTTTTTTAAGGAAACATCATGGGTAAAATGGACACAGGCAAAGGCGCACCAAGTTCAACTGGCGCAACTCCACCTAAAGGCGCTGACAAGCCAGACAACAGCGGCAACCGCATGGGCAAAGTCGTTGGCGGCGTTGGCCAAGGAATGGAAGACATGATCGACAACAACAAGCAATTTAATACTGGCAAGACCGAAGGTGTTTGCTACGTTAAAGAAAAAGCCTGTTACCCTTGCTAAAATAGCGAAACCCTAACAGTCGGGAAGGACTGAAAGGGTTTCTAAACAAGGCAAATAAGGAGATTCGCCATGTCTGAAAAGAATTGTAAGGCTTGTGACCACTTTGTAGATAGTGGACATAGCATGGGTACTTGTCGGCGTTATCCGACTTACCAACACCGCAGCCCAATGGAGCGTTGCGGTGAATTTGCGCCTGTGCCATATGCAGACCCTGTGCCTGATATGCTTGCATTGCCTGTTCGTATAATGACAGACAAGCCAAAACGCAAGTACACCAAGAGGGTGGCAACATGATCAAGCCATTGCGCGACAAAATCATTGTCAAACCTGAACAGCGGTTTAAGTCTGAACTGTTGGACTTGAGCAAAGTAGAAGGCGCTTTTACCACGGGCTACGTGGTTGCATTGGGTGACGATGCTATGCGCCAGGGGCTAAAGATGGGCGACAAAGTGCACTATGGTACTGTGGCAGACACGGCCAAAGACGAATATTTGAAGTTTGAGCCAATTAAGATTGGTGAAGACACTTGTTTGCGGATGAGTTGGCAAGACATTTGTTTTGTTGAAGAATGATAGTCAAAGAAAACATCTACACCTTGGCAATGGCTTATGGACTAGCCAAAAAGCAGTTGGCCTACTATAAAAAGAACGGCAACCGCTACTATGCCAGTATGTATAAGGGCATTGTGTATTCGTTTGAACAGCGGTTTAAAGACATAAATGAAGACATTGATGTTCTGGCCTACTTTGGGGAAAACCATGCTGAAGCGTAAGATTCAATGGTTAATTTGGAAAATCGGCAAGTTGTTGGAAAAAAAAGACCCAACAAAACGACCACGACTTTATAAACAATCAACCGTAGTAACTGGAGAAGATAAATGAAAGAAGCAATCCAAAAGCGCATGGATGAACTGATGGCCCAAGGCAAGCAGTTGGAAGTCAATTTGCACATGATCAATGGTGCTTTGGAGCAATGCAAATGGCAATTGGCTGAGTTGGAAAAGCAAGAAACGCCCAAAACAGAAGAAACCCAATAAAATCTGGTAAACAACCAGAGGATTTTCCATGCCAACCCTAGCCGACATTTACAGCGCCATCAATACTGCAAAACGCAAGGGGGCTGACTTTGCCCAAAACCCTGGCACAAGTTTGCAGCAGATGTTGGGTAATGCTAATGACCAAGCTAGAGGTTTTAACCAGCTAAATGACCAAGCACTTGCTGAAATGCAGCAGACGGGGCGGCTAACTGGCCCTGCTGGTCAGCAGTTGATGCAGACGATGGGGCAAGCATATCAGCCTGTTGGCATGACTGTTTATCATGGTTCGCCCCATGTTTTTGAAAAATTTGACCTTTCAAAAATAGGAACTGGTGAAGGGAATCAATCTTACGGTCGTGGTATGTATGTAGCACAAGCGCCTGATGTTGCTAAATCTTATAAAGCAGTAAATGCAGATGTTTCTAATGACCCTATTGGATATGCGTCACAAATTATCAATTCTTACAACGGAAATTCTGAAAAAGCACTTAGTTATTTAAAAGCAATTCTGCCTGCACAAGGTGAAAAAACTTTTGCTGGTGGTTCACGAGATTTAATTCAAAACACTATTAAATCTATTGAAGACCAATCTTATAAAAACAAAGAAATTGGAAATCTTTACAAAGTTGACTTGCCAGACACACACATTCGTAGGATGTTGGATTGGGATGAGCCTTTAAAGAATCAGCCAGCACCTATTCGTAAGTTGGCTAAATCTCTTGGAATTGACTTAAATGATGCTGGTGCAGACCTTTTGGCTCAAATTGGCAAAGGGCAAGAAGGAAAGCAGATTCTTGAAAAAGCTGGGATTCGTGGCGTTAAGTATTTAGATCAAGAAAGTCGTAATGCTTCAGGTTGGCATATTACACCACCAAGCAACACAGTAAGCGGCAAATGGATGGTCAAAGGAAGCGACTACAACTCTAAAGGCTCACATTTTGAAACCGAAAAAGAAGCCAAAGATTACATGAAACAAAAAATAGGTGAAGCAACGCGCAACTTTGTAGTTTTTGACCCTAATCATTTAACAATTCTTGAGCGAAACAACCGACCAATCAAATGACAGAAACACCCGAAAAGCGCCCTGTTGGTAGACCAACCACCTATGACCCCGCATATTGCGAGACAGTCATAGCATTGGGGCGCTTGGGTAAGTCTATTGAGCAAATCTGCTATGAACTGCATACTCCTGTAAGAACTTTGTATGAATGGCGTGATCGTCACGAAGAATTTTCGCAAGCCTTGGAAGAAGCCAAGACTTATGAGCAAGCGTGGTGGGAAGAACAAGCCGCTTTGTATATGCTTGAACACAAGGATGCGTCTAAGCTAAATGCTTCGCTGTGGTCGCGTAGTATGGCGGCAAGGTTTCCTAAGAAGTACCGTGAAAGCACAAAGACCGAGATTACAGGGGCAGATGGAGCGCCGTTGCTGTCTGGCATTCAAGTGACCTTTGTAAAGCCTAATGAGTGACATACAAGGCGCAATAGCCAAGGCACAGTTCCCAATCAAGCTGCAATGCTTGTTTGAAAAATCACGCTACAAAGTTCTTTACGGTGGTCGTGGTGGCGCTAAGTCATGGGGTGTCGCTAGGGCATTGCTTATCAAGGCCGCCAAAGACCCGTTACGCATCTTGTGCGCCCGTGAGTTTCAGACCTCAATTCGGGATTCGGTTCACAAGCTGTTGTGCGACCAGATTGAGGCGCTTGGCCTGTTGGGGTTCTATGAGATTACCCAAAACACGATTAGGGGCAAGAACGGCTCAGAATTTAACTTTGTTGGCCTAAAGAACAACGTGGCTAACGTCAAGTCATATGAAGGCGTGGACATTTGTTGGGTAGAAGAAGCGCAGACAACCAGCCGATTTAGCTGGAACGTGCTGATTCCTACCATTCGCAAAGAAAACTCAGAAATCTGGATTACGTTCAACCCAGAGCTAGAAACTGACGAAAC